GGGTGATGATTACATCGGCGTCGATGATGCGACTACTCAGCGTCCAATCTTGCTCGATGATTCAACTTACTTCCGCGATCCGTCAACTAACGTATCGTATGGAATCAAGTTTATTAACCAGCAGCAATACAACGGTATCGCTGTAAAAACCGTCACCAGCACGTATCCCCAAGTTATGTTCGTAAACATGACGTTTCCGAACATTACGATGTCGGTATATCCGGTGCCCAGCAAAATGCTGGAGTTTCATTTTATTTCGGTTCAGCCTCTTGCTAATCCGACAACGCTTGAAACCAATTTGCAGTTTCCGCCGGGTTATTTGAGAGCGTTTCGATACAATCTTGCGTTGGAACTTGCGCCGGAGTTTGGCGTTGCGCCATCTCCAGATGTGCGGCGTATTGCGATGTACAGCAAACGCGACCTCAAGCGAATCAACAACCCGGATGACGTGATGGCGATGCCGTACAGCTTGATGGCACGTCGTAACCGTTACAACATCTTTGCTGGAAACTACTAATCATGGCAACCAAAATTACAATCTCGAACCTTCCGGCTACCTCGTCAACGACGGGGCCGGATCAGTTCGTTTTGGTGCAAAGTGGATTAACTAAAAAGATTACCAACACGAATCTTTTTACAAACACTACGCTGACTAATCCGACGCTGACGACGCCGACACTTGGCGTGGCATCTGCGACGAGCATCAATAAGGTTGCGATTACTGCCCCGGCGACGAGTGCGACGCTGACGATTGCCAATGGCAAAACGCTAACGGCCAGCAATTCCATTACGCTTGCTGGCACTGACGCAACGACGATGACGTTTCCATCCACGTCGGCGACCATTGCTCGAACTGACGCGGCGCAGACATTTACCGGCACCCAGACGTTTTCTGGTGCGATTGTTGGCAGTGTGCAGGCGCTTTCCGGCCCTGGCGCGGTAAATTTAACGACGTTGACCACGGCGTTCACCTCTACGGGTACGGGTGACGCTTTAACTCTTGCCGATGGCGGAGCCGGACAACTAAAAGCAATCGTTTATGTGGCAGAAGCGGCTGGCGCAGATACTGGCGTATTAACGCCCACTAATTTTGGTAACGGAACGACCATAACCTTTAATGCCGTAGGAGAGAGCGTATTGCTCCAGTTTCTTGGCACAGATTGGTGGATCGTGTCCAACAACGGCGCTACGGTTGCCTAAACATGAAGACGCCTATTCTTGGGTCGTCTTATGTTGTGCGAAGCCCCAATGCGGCAGACGCACGCATGGTCAATTTGTATCCAGAAGTTATCCCAGAAGGCGGTAAGGAACCAGCGTATCTGCAACGATGCCCCGGAATGAAATTGATTGCCTCCGTCGGGCAAGGGCCGATTCGTGGGCTGTGGAGTTTTGATAGTAACTTATATGTTGCTTCCGGCAGCGAACTGTTTAAGGTAACTCCGAACATTACGATTACCAAGTTGGGCGACATCACGGGCACCGGCCCGGTGTCAATGGCTGACAACGGGTTTCAGTTGTTTATAGCCTGTAATCCTAATGGGTTCATCTATAACTACACCACAAACGCGTTTCAGCAGATTACCGATCCAGACTTTCCTGGCGCGGTAACGGTTGGCTATCTCGATGGGTATTTTGTATTTAACGAACCCAATAGCCAGCGTATTTGGGTAACGCAGCTTCTTGATGGTTTGTCTGTTGATCCGCTCGACTTTGCCAGTGCCGAGGGTTCTCCCGACGGCTTGGTATCAATCATTATTGACCACCGTGAGGCGTGGCTGTTTGGCACGAACTCAGTTGAAGTCTGGTACAACTCCGGCAATCCCGATTTCCCGCTAGAGCGTATTCAGGGCGCATACAACGAAATCGGATGTATTGCCCCGTATAGCGTTGCCAAACTGGATAACAGCGTATTTTGGCTTGGAGCCGACGCACGCGGTCAAGGCATCGTCTATCGCGCCCAAGGCTATCAGGGTGTGCGTGTATCAACTCACGCCGTAGAGTTCGCGATTCAGCAATACGACAACATGTCGGACGCGCTGGCGTATACCTACCAGCAAGACGGCCATGCGTTTTACGTACTTATTTTTCCGAGTGCGCAAACCACATGGGTCTATGACGCTGCGACAGGTTCGTGGCATGAGCGTGCTGCACTGGTAAACGGCGAATACCGCCGACACCGCTCAAACTGCCATGCCCCTTTTAACGGCAATCCGACTGTAGGCGATTTTCAGAACGGCAATTTGTATGAGTTCAGTTTGACGACTTATCTTGACGATAACGTCGTTCAGAAGTGGCTTCGTCGGTGGCGTGCGCTGCCTACGGGGCAAAACAACCTCACCCGAACTATCCATCACCAATTGCAATTAGATTGCCAAACGGGCGTTGGCTTGTCGGGTGACGAATCAAGTTCTGCGCTCGATCAGATTCTTGCGACTGAGGCGTTGTTAGAACTTGAAACCGATCAAGCCGTATCGCCGAATACGGAACCTAGTTCGATATTTGCGACGATTGGTGCCAACATTGGCGCTGACCCGCAAGTCATGCTGCGTTGGTCTGACGATGGCGGACACACTTGGAGCAACGAGTATTGGCGCGACGTAGGCGCGATTGGCGCAACCGAAACCCGCGTCATCTGGCGTCGGCTCGGCGCGACGATGAAGTCTCGTGACCGAGTTTATGAAGTGTCGGGAACTGACCCGGTAATCGTTGCCATTATGGGAGCGGAGCTACAACTTAGCCCGACTGACGCGTAATGGTTGACAATACGACCAACATTCCAGCCCCACGCGTACCGTTCATCGACGAGCGGACGGGGTTGATTTCCCGTGAGTGGTTCCGGTTTCTTAATAACCAGTTCCAATTGACGGGGGGTGGCACAACGCAGATCAGCACGGCTGACTTGGAGTTGACCCCTTCGCTTGCAGCGACGACGGAAGATGCGATTCCAGAGCTACAAAAAGAAATTGACGCATTAAAAATTGCGCCTCCGTTGCTGCCGTTGAATAGGCCGAACTACGGCATGTTCTACGACACAACGACGCAAGTTGCAGCGGCAATAAATACCGCCTATCCCATCACGTTTAATACGACAGCGTATGGCGTAGGGGTTAGACGAGGAACCACAACGTCGCAAATTCTGATTCAAAACCCTGGCGTTTTTAATTTTAACTTTTCGATACAGTTTGACAAAACATCTGGTGGTGACGCGATTGCTGACGTATGGTTCCGCAAGAACGGAACGGATATTGCAGATTCCGCCTCACGCATCCGCATTAAAGGAAACAACGGCGAAATTTTTGCGTCGGCTAGTGTGTTCCAAGAAGCGTCTAACGGCGATTACATCCAAATCATGTGGGCGACTGACAGCACTGACGTACAACTTGCCTATTTTGCGGCGGTAGCGCCTGTACCGGCTATTCCGTCTATTATTCTTACCGTTACTCAGGTGAACTTATGACTGTTTTCCTTTCGCCTCTTGCCGGAGCAGGGGCACAGTTTTTCGACAACAGCGGAAATCCGTTATCTGGCGGTAAGATTTTTACTTACGCGGCTGGAACGACGACGCCACAAGCGACTTACACAAGCGTTTCCGGCGCGACCCCAAATACTAATCCTATTGTTCTCAATTCGGCTGGACGCACCACAAGTGAAGTCTGGTTGTCAGAGGCGGTCACGTACAAGTTTGTGCTGACAACTTCTGCCAACGTGCAGATTGGAACTTATGATGACATCTCTGGCGTCAACGATTTGACGGTCGCTGGCGTTTCGTGGACTGAGGTAACGGGCACCCCGACAACTCTCGCGGGTTATGGCATTACCGATGCATTGTCTGCGGCCACGGCTGCAACGACTTACGCTCCGATTGCCAGCCCGACCTTTACGGGAACTGCGCTTATTCCTGATAACGCACCGACCAATACAAACTATCCGGTTGGGTATCGAGATGCTCCGCAGAACAGTCAAACAGGTAACTACACGCTGATTGCTTCGGATGCCAGCAAAACGATTGTGATGAACGGGTCGAGCTTGACGCTCACGATCCCGGCTAACGCGTCGGTGCCGTATCCCACGGGAACCGTTATCGTCATCATCAACGTCAATGCGTCCGCGTTATCTATTGCCATTACGTCCGATACTTTGACGCTTGTGAACAGCACAACGACCGGCACTCGTACCTTGGCCCGAAACGGCGTTGCGACCTGTATCAAGATCGGCGCGACCTCGTGGCTGATTAGCGGAGCGGGCTTGACCTAATGGGCGCTGCGATCCTTGCATCCCTAATTAACGGCTCAACCGGCGGTGCTGGTGCGGGCGTTTTTGACGCATCCGAACCAGGCTCAGGGACGGTGACGATCCCGGCGTCGGCCATTGGCGTCACCATTGAGTGCTGGGGTGCGGGCGGTGGTGGTGGCTACGGCGACATCGGCTTCATTGCTCCGGGCGAGCCTGAAGTGTTCCCCGGCGGCGGTGGCGGCGGCGGTGGCTACAGTAAAACCATTTTGGTGTTGACCGGGCCGGATTCTGGTAAAACAATCAATTACACGGTCGGGGCAGGCGGACCTGGTGGCACGGCGTTCTCCCCGAACGGTAATCCAGGTACTTTTTCCAACGTATTTTCTGGTAGTTATACGATTACCACGATGACTGCTAACGGCGGCAACGGCGGTGACTCTGGTGCGTTTGCTTCGCAAGGCGCGGGCGGTACGGCCTCTGGCGGTAATACCACTAACACGACCGGAAACGGCGGAGCGCCATTTACGCAAGCTGGAGCGGCAGGCGTTGCTGGCGTCAGTTCTTTGACAGCCGGTGGCGG